TAAATTATGGCTGAAAATAATTTAACATCTAATGAACTTTACTTTGACGAAGTAGAGGATGAGCAGGGATTAAATCTTACTCTTGAAGAAAACCTACGAAATAATCTTGTAGGTTTAATTCAAGATAGATTTGCTTCTGCTGAATCTTCTAGAGATTTAGACGAGAATAGATGGCTTGCTGCATACCATAACTATCGTGGATTATATGGTAAAAATGTAAGATTTAGAGAATCTGAAAAGTCTAGAGTCTTTGTAAAAATTACTAAAACTAAAGTATTAGCTGCTTATGGTCAGCTAGTAGATGTTATATTTGGAGCTAATAAGTTTCCTATAGGTATTAGTGAAACTAAAGTTCCTGAAGGTGTAGCAGAACATGCACACTTAGATACACAAAATCCTGTACCCGGATTAGAAACTTCTGAAGGAGAGGGAACAGGAGAACAAGAAACAACGGAGAACCCCTATGATGTTGGTTACGAAGGTGATGGGCGCACACTCAAAGCAGGAGCAACAATCGGAACAGGGAAGTTTGAAGAAAAAAGAATTGAAGAAGAAGCTAAAGACAGACTTGTTGAAGGACTCTCTCCAATTCCAGAAATGCTTGAAATCAGCCCTGCTGCAAAGGCAGCAAGGAGAATGGAAAAGTTAATCCATGATCAGATTGAAGAATCTAATGGTTCAAGCGAAATAAGAAATTCTTTGTTTGAAGCTGCGTTATTTGGAACAGGTATAATTAAAGGGCCATTTAACTTTAACAAAACTTTAAACAGGTGGACTAAAAACGATGATGGAGAAAGAAATTATTCTCCTATTTCAGTTAGAGTACCACGTATAGAGTTTGTAAGTATATGGGACTTTTTTCCTGATCCTAATGCAACTACAATACAAGAAGCTGAGTATGTGTTCCATAGGCATCGAATGAATAGAACACAGCTTAGAGGCCTACGAAACCTTCCGTATTTTGACAATGATGCAATACGTGAATGTTTGCAGATGGGGCCAAACTATGTAGAGAAAGACTACGAACAAGAATTAAAAGATGACAGCCGTACAGATGAGTATGGTGCTAGTCAGTTTGAAGTTCTTGAATATTGGGGCGTTATGGATGCAGAATACGCCAAACAAGTAGGAATGGAATTACCAGAGGAGGTAGATGATTTAGATGAGATCCAAATTAATGCATGGATCTGCAACGGAAAAATGCTCCGCACGGCGGTTAATCCCTTCACACCTTATAGAATCCCTTACCATGCTTTTAGTTATGAGCGTAATCCCTATAGCTTTTTTGGAATTGGTATAGCGGAAAACATGGAAGATTCGCAAAAGATTATGAATGGTCATGCAAGAATGGCTATTGATAACTTAGCGTTATCTGGGTCAGTTATATTTGATGTAGACGAAACTGCCTTAGTAGGCGGTCAGAATATGGAGATATACCCCGGAAAGGTGTTTAGAAGACAAGCTGGCGTTCCCGGCACTGCTATAAACGGACTTAAATTTCCTAATACTTCTAACGAGAATATGATGATGTTTGATAAGTTTAGGCAGCTTGCAGATGAACAGACAGGTATTCCTAGTTATTCTCACGGACAAACAGGTGTACAGAGCATGACTAGGACTGCCTCTGGGATGTCTATGCTGCTTGGAGCAGCCTCATTAAATATTAAAACGGTAATTAAAAACCTAGATGATTTTCTTCTCAAGCCTCTTGGAGAAGCATACTTTCAATGGAATATGCAATTTTTAGAGGCTGATATAGGAGTAGAAGGTGATCTTGAAGTTAAAGCTACAGGCACTAATAGCCTTATGCAAAAAG